CCGAGAGAATCTCAGTTTCAACGAAGCAAAAATGGTCGTTGAGTCTGATGACAAAGATGGGAAAAGTTTATACATGTCCGGGATTTGCATCCAGGGCGGTATAAAAAACGCTAACCAGCGTGTTTACCCTGTAAATGAGATTGGCAAGGCTGTCAAAACCCTTAACGATCAGATTCAAAACGGCTATTCAGTTCTCGGAGAAGTAGATCATCCAGATGATCTAAAAATTAACCTGGATCGTGTGTCCCACATGATAACAAATATGTGGATGGACGGTCCTAATGGTTACGGCAAATTGAAAGTTTTGCCAACCCCTATGGGACATTTGATCAAGACAATGCTGGAAAGCGGAGTCAAGTTGGGTGTTTCAAGTCGCGGATCCGGAAACGTCAGAGATGACGGATCCGGTGAAGTATCGGATTTTGAGATTATCACAGTAGATATGGTAGCTCAACCTAGTGCTCCAGGAGCATATCCCACACCAATTTATGAACACCTTATGAATAATAAGGGAGGATTAAGTGCCTTGCGCATAGCGCAAGAGGTCAAGGGTGATCCTAAAGCACAGAAATATCTCAAAGAGAGCTTATTATCAATAATAAGCCGACTCCAATAACAAGGAGAATCATATGTTGGATGCGTTAAAACAATTATTTGAAAACAATGTGATTTCTGAAGAGATCCAGGAGTCTATACAGGCAGCCTGGGAAGCGAAACTCACAGAGAATCGTGACCAAGTTGCAAAGCAATTACGTGAAGAATTTGCACAAAAATACGAACACGATAAAGGCACTATGATTGAAGCAGTGGATCGCATGATCTCTGAACAGTTAAGTGCTGAAATCGTTGAGTTTGCAGATGATCGTGCTCAACTAGCTGAAATGAAAGTCAAGCTAGCTAAAGAAAAGAAGAAGACAGCTGAAGTAATGAAGGAATTTGTTACACGCCAGTTGGCCGCTGAAGTTCGTGAGTTACATGAAGATCAAATGACAATGGTTAGTAAGTTTGGAAAATTAGAACAGTTTGTAGTAGAGGCCCTAGCTCAAGAAATTACAGAGTTTATGCAAGACAAGAAAGATCTAGCTGAAACTAAGGTTCGCTTAGTTCGTGAAGGTCGTACAGAAATCAAGAAGGTAAAACAACAATTTGTTGAACGTGCTGCCAAGATGGTCGATCAAGTAGTAACTCAGAACCTAAGTTCTGAATTGCACAGCTTGAAAGAAGACATCGAAGCCGCTCGTCGTGCAGATTTTGGCCGCAAGTTATTCGAAGCTTTTGCTAGTGAATATCAGGCAAGCTACCTAAATGAAAAATCGGAAACAGCAAAATTACTCAAAGTCATAGACTTGAAAGATCATGCAATGCAAGAAGCCGCCCAAGCGGTAGTACAAGCAGAGCAGTTATTAGAAAGTAAACAAGCTGAAATCCGTGCGTTAGAGGAATCTAAGGCAAGAAAAGAAATCATGAGTGAGTTACTGAGTCCACTTAACAGTGAACAAAAGGAAATCATGAAAGAGTTGATGGAGTCTGTAAAGACAACTAAACTAAACGAAAGTTTTGAAAAGTACTTGCCGTCAGTATTGAATGGTAAGGCTCCGCAGAAGAAACAGGCACTAGTAGAGGCTAAAGAAATAACCGGAAATAAAGTAATTTCCAACAATCCCCGTAGAAGCGAAGACGATAGCAACATTGTTGATATTCGTAAACTCGCTGGACTAAAATTTTAAGGAGAAATTTAAATGTCAGAACTACTTACAGGACGTTGGGCAGAAACTAAGGAAGCCCTATTAGAAGGCTTACAAGGCACAAAAAAATCAGTAATGGGCGTAACTCTAGAAAATACTCGTAAGTATTTGATGGAATCTCCAACTGCTGGTGCCACTTCTGCCGGTAACGTTGCAACTTTAAATCGCGTGATCCTTCCAGTGATCCGTCGCGTTATGCCAACAGTCATTGCTAATGAACTAGTTGGTGTACAACCAATGACTGGACCAGTCGGACAGATTCACACACTACGTGTACGCTACAGCGATACATCAAGTGGTGCTAACGTTCTAGCTGGTGAAGAGGCATTGAGCCCATTCAAGATTGCCGCTGCCTACTCTGGTAATGCTCTAGATTCGACTGCTAAAGCCGCATCAACAGCAACACTAGAAGGTGTAGCAGGTAACAGAATGAGCATCCAAATCTTGAAACAAACTGTTGAAGCGAAGACACGTAAATTGTCAGCTCGCTGGACATTTGAATCAGCTCAGGATGCACAAGCTCAGCAAGGTATCGATGTTGAAGCAGAAGTAATGGCTGCTTTGGCACAAGAAATCACAGCTGAAATCGACCAAGAGATCATTGCATCATTGATCAGCTTGGCAGGTACTGCAACACAGACTTATGACCAGTCAGCAGTTTCAGGTACAGCTACATTCGTTGGTGACGAGCATGCCGCATTGGCAGTTCAGATCAATCGTGTTGCTAACTTGATCGCTCAACGTACACGTCGTGGTGCTGGTAACTACGCTGTTGTTAGCCCATTTGCATTGACAATTTTGCAATCAGCTACAACTTCAGCTTTTGCTCGTACAACAGAAGGCACATTCGAAGCACCTACAAACACCAAGTTTGTTGGTACATTGAACAATGCAATGAAAGTGTATGTAAACAGCTACGCTCAAGACTCAGCTTCTATCCTAATCGGATACAAAGGCGCATCAGAGTCTGATGCTCCAGCTTTCTACTGCCCATACATTCCATTGATGAGCAGTGGTGTTGTTCTTGATCCGTCAACATTTGAACCAGTCGTATCATTCATGACACGTTATGGTTATGTTGAATTGTCAAACACAGCAAGTAGCTTGGGTAACGCCGCTGACTATCTAGGTCTAGTTGGTATTACTTCTGCTAACGTGAAGTTCAGCTAATTCAAACCTAAACAGTTTGTTAGTAATAAAACAAAAGGACTCTTCGGAGTCCTTTTTGTTTGGGTAAATATAAGATGCCTACTACAACATATTTTCAAACTCCTACACTATTGAATAGTGTGACATCTTTTAACAGCATAATCAATCAGTACTCTATACCTTGGAACTATAATCCAACAGCATTAACAGAAAACACCTATGCAGTAACAGCCCGCCCTTTGTATACTATGAGCGGATTTTGGCAGGAAAAATTTCAAAGTTCAACAGATCAATTATGGTGTACAGGTTATAAATTTCCAGATCTCGGACGTACAGTTTTAGGCATAGAATTAGAACTTGATATCAAACGTGCCGCACGTATAGAAGATTTAGTAGTACAGTTAACACTAAACGGCAGTCTTGTTGGTAACAACTTAGCTAGTACAATAAACCCTGTGCAAGCAGACATGTACACAGCAGAACGTGCTAATTATCCAACACCAGTGCCTGATTATAGTATCTACGGCGGTAGTGCTAACATGTGGGGAACTGCCCTAACTAGTGCCAACATTGCAAATTCAACATTTGGTGTTGTTGTTAGCTTTCAAAGCAATGTTATATACCCACACAAAGACTTGGCTTACCTACATAAAGCAAGGCTAAGAGTCACCTACGCATAAATACATTGTCACGCTTACATAGGGTAAGTTTATGCGGATAACCCAACCGCGTATGACATAAAACGTCAATTTTAAGGAGAAACAAAATGGGACGTCCATTAAATAAAAAATACTTTGGTAAGAGAAATCCAGGTGCCACAGGTACTTTTGGTAATACAAACTTACTACCAACAGACTATGACCTAGGTGGTTCACGTGTTACAGGCGGTACAGTTGGTACAGCAGGTTCATTTGCATCAACAACACTTGGCAGTCCAGTTATTGCCGCAAGCGGTGCAATTACATTCAGTACAACTACTACAGCACTTCCAGCAGGCACACCAATTGTTGTAACAGGTACTAACAGCGGTGCTGGTTCTATTACCAACGCAACATATTATGTTGCCGCATCACCAGCTCCAACAGCTACTGGTGTTACACTAGTTACTACTTCAGGCGGTTCAACTGTAGCAACAACTACAGCAGGTACTCCAACAGGACTATCATTTACATACACTCAGTTTGCATCATATACATTCCCGGCTCCAGTTCTACAAACTGAAGGTGCTACTACAGCAGTAGGCGCTCCAATATACAGTATTGTTAGTGCAACTGTAGCCGCTGGTGGTTCAGGATATGCTAACACAGCAACAGCATTCACAGTCGGTAATGCTACATTAACTATTACTCCAAGTGGTGGTGCAGTTACTGGTACAGTAACAGTTACAACAGCTGGTACATTTACTGCTCCTTTGGCAGCAGGTCCACAAGCATTAGTTGGTGGTACAGGTACAAGCGGTACAGTCACAATCACTTATGGTCTAGTATCAGGCGGTACAATGTCTAACCAAGGTAACGGTTACTTAGCTAATACAGTTGGTACAACTTATGTTAAAGCTACAACAGCTACAGCCAGTGTAAGCTCAGTAACTTCAACAATTAGCAGTGGAGTGTTAACAGTTACAGCAGTAACCGGTACGATCGCCAACGGTATGATTTTGACAGGCGGTTCAGTAACTGCTGGTGCTTTTATCCAGTATCAATTAACATCAACTGCATCTGCCGTAGTTAGCCCAACATTTAGTAGCGGTGGACAAGTTGGTACAAACACAATTACACTAAGTGCTGGTACTAGTGTTGCAGTTGGACAAATTGTTACTGGTACTGGTCTAAGCGCAGGTACAACAGTTACAGCAATCAGTGGTGCTACCGCAACATTGAGTAACTATTTTACACAGCAAGCCGCTGGTACATACAACTTCTATGCATACGGTGGAAACGGTACATATCAATTAGGTCTAAACAACGCAAGCGGATTCCCAACAACAACTACAGCTATTACAGGTACTCCAACAGCAGGTAGCGTTGACCTAGTAACAGTTACATCAACAGCCGATATGTCAGCTGGTATGAGATTTACTCCGGCACGTACATTTGGTAACTTAACAGGTGGTACAACTTATTTTGTACTAGCAGTATTAAGTTCAACAACATTTACAGTTTGTGGTACAGTTGGTGCTACAAGTGCAACTGCACAATCAACTACAGCCGCTCCAACTATTGCTGGTACAGTAACAGTAGCCGCTAACGGTGCATTAAGTGGTTTCACTTCAGTAACAACAGCATTGGCAGCAGGTACTCCAGTTGTTATTACTGGTGACTCATCGGGCTTTATCACTAACGGTACATACTATGTTGCCGCAAGTCCAGCCGCAACAACAACCAGTATGACTTTGGTAACAACACCAAACGGTACTACAACAGCTACTACATCAGCTGGTAACGCTAACGGTACATTCACATACTACCCAGCCGCACCATTCGGTCAGTACAACGTTATTACAGTTGGTGGTACAGGTACAAGTAGTCCAGCCGCAACATTACAGTTACAAGCACAAGTAACAAGCGGTTATGTTGGTATGTATCCAGCAATTCAAGCAATTGCCATCACAGTGGGCGAAGTTGCTCGTAGCGAAAGTGATATTGTCAAGCAAGAAAATTCACAACGTTTCCGTGTTGAGAACCAAGACGGTGTTGCATATTGCAAACTGATCACAAGTTATCCTACAGGTCCAGGTCAAATGGCTATTCAAGCCACAGATTCAACTGGTAACTTGTATTGGGCATCTCGTATCACTAACCGCCAGTGTGTGGTAACACGTCAGGGTACAACTGGCGAGTTTGCTACAGGCAAGCGTGTTAACTGGGTACTTGGTACAGCCGTACTTAACACATCAGTTAAGTTAGACAACGCTTAATAACTAAGGGGCTCTTCGGAGCCCCAACAGGATTCTTATGTCAAGAGTAGTTAAAGTAAGCAGTGGCGATTATCGTGTACAACTGACTTCCGGCGGCAATATCTATTATGATGTTAGTGGCGGTGGACAGGTAATTATCAACGGAAATCTCGATGTTAAAGGCACAACAACTACGATTGAAAGTACAGTTGTGAATTTGGCTTTGAATTTGTTTGGACTCAACGGCGGCATCAGTCCGACAGCAAATG